GGTGATAATAGCTATGATGGTGAAAAATTAGCGTTACTAGTACACGATGAAAGTGGTAAATGGGAAAGACCTGATAATATTTTAAATAACTGGAGGGTTACAAAAACATGTTTACGATTAGGTAGTAGAATTATAGGTAAATGTATGATGGGCTCAACTTCAAATGCATTAGACAAAGGTGGAGAAAACTTTAAAAAACTATACAACTCGTCAGATGTCACGAAAAGAAATAGAAATGGTCAGACAAAGTCTGGACTATACTCTCTTTTTATCCCAATGGAATGGAACTACGAAGGATTTATTGACGAGTATGGAATTCCAGTCTTTACTACTCCTGATATCGATAGACTCGCACCAGACGGTGAACTAATAGATGTAGGTGTAATAGATAATTGGCAAAACGAAGTTGATGGTTTAAAAGATGATCAAGATGGATTAAACGAATTTTACCGCCAGTTTCCAAGAACTACAGAGCACGCGTTTAGAGATGAAACAAAAAATAGTATATTTAATCTAGTAAAAATATACGAGCAAATAGATTATAACGAAGAGATGTCTAGAACCTTAGGGGTTACAACAGGTAATTTTCAATGGGTTAACGGAATAAAAGATTCACAAGTAATATTCTACCCAGATCCAAAAGGTAGATTTAAAGTTAGCTGGGTTCCACCTCAGCAATTGCAGAATAGAGTGATACTTAAAAACGGTATAAAATACCCTGGTAATGAACACATGGGAGCATTTGGTTGTGACTCTTATGATATATCAGGGACTGTAGATGGAGAAGGATCTAAAGGAGCATTACACGGCTTAACCAGGTTTAGTATGGAGGACGCTCCTGCGAATAGCTTTTTTTTAGAATACTTATCAAGACCACCTACAGCTGAAATATTCTTTGAAGATGTTCTAATGGCACTAGTGTTTTATGGTATGCCAATACTCGCAGAGAACAATAAACCTAGATTGTTATACTATTTAAGAAGAAGAGGATACAGAGGTTTTAGTATGAATAGACCTGATAAAATATGGAACAAATTATCTGTAGCGGAAAAAGAAGTAGGTGGTATACCAAACTCTAGCGAAGATATAAAACAAGCTCATGCTGCTGCAATTGAAATGTACATACAAGATCATGTTGGTATGAAGCAAGATGGAACATTTGGAGATCTTTACTTTAATGCTTTGTTAAACGATTGGAGTAAATTCGATATAAATAAAAGAACAAAGTTTGATGCATCTATAAGTTCTGGTTTAGCTATTATGGCAAATAATAGACATTTATATGCACCGAACGCAAAGGTTGAAAAACCTAAACTAAATATAAACATTTCCAAGTATAGTAATACTGGTAATAATTCACAAATAATCAAATAATAAATATGGCAGAGTCTGGCATTAAAAGTTATTTTCCAAGTCAAACCGTAAGCGATGCTGAAAAGCTAAGTTATGATTACGGTTTAAGAGTAGGTAAAGCAATAGAACAAGAGTGGTTCAACGATGATAGAAATATGAATAGATATAGATCTAATCATAATAATTTTCATAATTTAAGGTTGTACGCGCGAGGCGAACAATCTATACAGAAATATAAGGATGAGTTGTCAATTAATGGCGATTTGTCCTATTTAAATTTAGACTGGACACCTGTTCCTATTATTTCTAAATTTGTAGATATAGTTGTTAATGGTATAGCTGAACGAACTTATGACATAAAAGCTTTTTCACAATCACCAAATGGTGTTGAAAAAAGAACAGAGTACATGGAGTCTATAATAAGAGATATGCAAACTAAAGAGTTTAACCAAGCAGCAATGGAAAACTTTAATGTAAATCTATACGAGACTGATCAAAAAACATTACCAGAATCAGAAGAAGAACTAGGAATACACATGCAACTTTCGTATAAACAAGCTGTAGAGTTAGCAGAAGAACAAGCTTTAAGTGTTTTGTTTGAAGGTAATAATTATGAGTTAACAAAGAAAAGGTTTTATTATGATTTAACAGTGCTTGGTATTGGAGCTGTTAAAACATCATTTAATACTTCTGAAGGTGTTACTATTGATTACGTTGATCCTGCTAATTTAGTTTATTCATATACTGATTCTCCATATTTTGAAGATATATATTATGTTGGTGAAGTAAAAACTATACCGGTAAACGAATTAGCTAAAGAGTTTCCACATTTATCAGAAAGTGATCTTGAAGATATAATGAAGAATAAATCTTATAATAGATCTAATTATAATTCAATACACAACTACGATAAAGAAGACAATAACACTATTCAAGTTTTATATTTTAACTATAAAACTTATATGAACGAGGTTTATAAAATAAAAGAAACTGGAACTGGTGCTGATAAAATTATACCTAAAGATGATTCGTTTAACCCGCCAGAAAACATGGAGGGTGGTTTTAGTAAAATGCAAAGATCTATAGAGTGCTTATATGATGGTGCTATGATTCTTGGTACCGATAAATTACTTAGATGGGAAATGTCTAAAAACATGATGCGTCCAAAAAGTGATTTTACTAAGGTTAAAATGAGTTATGCTATTGTTGCTCCACGTATGTACAATGGTAAGATAGATTCACTAGTAAAACGTATTACTGGTTTTGCTGATATGATACAGCTTACACATTTGAAACTACAACAAGTAATGTCTAGAATGACACCAGATGGAGTTTATTTAGATGCTGATGGTTTAGCTGAAATTGATTTAGGTAATGGAACTAACTACAACCCACAAGAAGCTTTAAACATGTTCTTCCAAACTGGTAGTGTTATTGGTAGATCATTTACTAGTGATGGTGATATGAATCCAGGTAAAGTACCTATTCAGGAAATCACATCAGGTTCTGGTGGAAATAAAATGCAAGCGCTAATTGGTACGTATAACTATTATTTACAGATGATAAGAGACGTAACCGGACTTAACGAAGCTAGAGACGGTAGTACGCCAGATAAAAACGCTTTAGTAGGCGTTCAAAAACTAGCGGCAGCAAATTCTAACACAGCGACTAGACATATATTACAAGCTGGTTTATTTTTAACAGCCGAAACGGCAGAGTGTCTTTCGCTAAGAATATCTGATATTATAGAATATTCTCCAACTAAAGATGCGTTTATTCAAGCTATAGGAGTTCATAACGTAGCTACACTAAAAGAAATGTCAGAACTACATCTTTATGATTTTGGAATATTTTTAGAATTAAAACCAGATGAAGAAGAGCAAGCTATTTTAGAGAACAATATTCAAATGGCTTTACAGCAGCAAAGTATAGAGCTAGAAGATGCTATTGATCTTAGAGAAATACGCAATATAAAACTAGCTAATCAACTACTTAAAATACGTAGAAAGAAAAAGCAAGACAAAGACCAAGCTATCCAACAACAAAACATGCAGCAACAAGCTGAATTAAACCAACAATCTTCTCAAGCTGCTGCACAAGCTGACATACAAAAAAATCAAGCGATAAACGCTAGTAAAGCTGAGTTAATGCAAATGGAGGCTCAAATGGATGCTCAAAAAATGATGCAAGAAGTTCAGCACAAGAAAGAGCTAATGGCTCTAGAGTTCCAATACAACATGCAGCTAAAAGGAATTGAAGTTGATGGAATGAAAGAAAGAGAAAAAGAAAAAGAAGATAGAAAAGACGAAAGAACAAAGATACAAGCTACACAACAATCAGAAATGATTGAGCAAAGAAATAGTGGAAAACCACCTAAAAACTTTGAGTCTGCAGGTAATGATATACTAGGTGGAGGATTTGATTTAGGTTCGTTTGACCCTAGTTAAAATTTATTAATTATTATTATATTATATTATGGAAGAAAAAGATGAACAAGTAGTCGAAGAGACTACACAAGAAACAACTGAACAAGTTGATGAAAGTAAATTTGAATCTGCAGGTGACGACAGTGTTATAAAGGTAGATTTAAGTAAACCACCAACACCGGAAGAAAATGAAGAACCAAAAGAAAATACAGAAGTTGAAGCAAGTTCAACTGACGACAGCGGAGTGGTTGCAGAGTCTGAAGATGCCGACGCCCCACAAGAACAAGAAGAAGTACAACCGGAAGCTGAAACACAAGAGGCTCCAGTATTAGAAGAAATTACTAAAGAAGAAGCTGAAGAAGTTGCTGAAGTAGAAGAACAAATTGAAGAAGCTGTGGCTGAAGCTGAAGCTACTGGAAAACCATTACCAGAAAATATCCAAAAGTTAATGGACTTTATGGAAGAGACTGGAGGAGATTTAAATGACTACGTAAAGCTTAATCAAGATTATTCAAAATTAGACGATCAAAATCTATTATATGAATACTACAAACAAACAAAACCTCATTTAAACAACGAAGAAATTAACTTCCTTATGGAAGATTCATTCTCTTACGACGAAGAAATAGACGAAGATAGAGATATACGAAGAAAAAAATTAGCGCTAAAAGAGCAAGTTGCCAGCGCTAGAGCCCATCTGGACGGGCAAAAGTCCAAATACTATAATGAAATCAAAGCTGGATCGAAACTCACTAATGAGCAACAAAAAGCGGTTGATTTCTTTAATAGATACAACAAGGAGTCAGAAGCAACTCAAAAAACAGTTAAAAAGAACTCTGACATTTTTACGCAGAAAACTGAACAAGTTTTCAACGACAAGTTCAAAGGTTTTGAATATAACGTCGGTGATAAAAAATACAGGTTTAATGTAAACAATGCTGAAGAGGTTAAAAACACTCAGAGCGATATAAGCAATTTCACCAAAAAGTTTTTGGATAAAAATTCTGCTTTAACAGACGCTAAGGGTTATCATAAGTCTCTATACACAGCAATGAATGCGGATGCTGTTGCAAAACACTTTTATGAACAAGGAAAAGCGGACGCTATGAAAAATAGTGTTGCTAAAGCCAAAAATGTTAATATGAATCCAAGACAAAGTCATGGAAAAATTGAAGCAGGAGGCATTAAGGTAAGAGTGTTAGGCGAAGATGCTAATGATTTTAAGTTTAAGATTAAAAACAAAAACAAATAACAATTTAAAACAATAAAAAAATGGCAATTACTGCAGGAACTAATTTGAATAGCGTGCCTACTACACAAAAGCAAACGCTAGCTACAAATTATTTAGATTTTACGGGCTCTACAGATGTAACGTGGGCTCAACAATATTTACCAGATCTTATGGAAAAAGAAGCTGAAGTTTTCGGTAAAAGAACAATTTCAGGATTTCTTTCACAAGTAGGAGCTGAAGAGGCTATGACATCCGATCAGGTTGTTTGGTCTGAACAAGCAAGATTACACATCTCAGTAAAAGGTACAGTAGCAACAGCAGGATCTACAAATGGTACTTTTGAGGTTACAGCTGATATAGATGGTAATACTAGTGGTTTTACTTTAGCTAATCACGGTGTTAGAGCTAACGATTTAGTACTTATATCAAGTGCTGGTATAACTACAATGTGTTTAGCTACTGACGTTGATACGGCTGTTATACAAGTTGAACCGTTTGACAAAGCTGATTTAACTGGTCACGCTACAGGAGCTGGGGCTTCAACTTTATTAGTTGTAGGTTCTGAATATGCAAAAGGTAAATCATATAGCGCGGTTGATACAGCAAATCCATTAACATCTGCTGATTCACACGAAGCTAACCAACCAAGCTTTAAATCTTTTTCTAATAAACCAATTATTATGAAAGATTACTACGAAGTATCAGGTTCTGATGCGTCTAGAATTGGATGGGTAGAGGTTTCTACTGAAGAAGGTGCTGGAGGTTACTTATGGTACTTAAAAGCTGAAGCTGATACTAGAGCTCGTTTTACTGATTATTTAGAGATGGCTATGCTAGAAAGTGTTAAAGGTTCTAACTCAACTGTTGTTGATGCTAGTTTAGGGGCTGATGCTGATTCAGGCGTTGGTACACAAGGATTATTTGATGCTATTACTGATAGAGGTAATGTTACTTCAGGTGTTACTGGTGTTAACGCCGCTACTGATTTAGCTGAATTTGACGCTATCTTAGCTGAGTTTGACGCTCAAGGTGCTATTGAAGAAAACATGATGTTTGTAAACAGAGCTACTTCGTTAGCAATGGATGACATGTTAGCTTCTATGAATTCTTACGGAGCTGGTGGTACTTCTTACGGAGTATTTGACAACTCAGAGGATATGGCGTTAAACTTAGGTTTCTCTGGTTTCAGACGTGGATCTTACGATTTCTACAAATCTGATATGAGATATTTAAATGACAAAGCTACAAGAGGTGGTATTAACGCTGCTGCTGGTAGCGCTGCTATTAGAGGAGTTATTGTTCCAGCTGGTGTTTCTTCAGTTTATGATGAAATGTTAGGTAAGAACATGAAACGTCCTTTCTTACATGTTAGATATAGAGCTTCTCAAACTGATGACAGAAGATTAAAAACTTGGGTTACTGGTTCTGTTGGAGCTGCTACATCTGCTTTAGATGCAATGCAAATGCATTTCTTATCTGAAAGATGTTTAATTACTCAAGGTGCTAATAACTTTATGTTAATGAAGTAAGCACTATTTATATTAGAGAGGTTGGGGGTAATTCCCCAACCCCTTTATTTTATTAATTTTATTATATATTATATTATGACAAAAAAACAAAAAACAAAAAAAGAAATGGTAGTAGAAACTTCAGTAGTTGAAGCTCCATCAATCGAAAAACAAACAAAAAGAAAAGAACCAACTTATAAAAAAGCAGAAGATGGTTGGGAAATAAAAGATAGGGTTTACTATATCAAAGGAAGAAAAAAACCTTTATCTCAAATGATTAGATCTGCTAATATATATTGGTTTGATGAAAGTAAAGGGTACGAAAGAGAATTAAAGTACTGTGAAAACCAACAAACTTGTTTTGTTGATGAAATGAAAGGTGATCAAAGACTGTCTCACATTATTTTTAGAAATGGAGCATTACACGTTCCAAAAGAAAAAACAATATTACAAAAACTTCTTTCTTTATATCACCCAGAAGCTAACACTATATATTACGAGTGGAAACCAGTAGACAATGCTATTAGCGAAATAGACATACTAGAATTAGAAATCGAAGCATTGAACGCGGCTCAAAACCTAGACATTGACATGGTGGAAGCTGTTATGCGTGTTGAAGTTGGATCTGGTGTTTCTAACATGAGTTCTAAGGAGCTTAAAAGAGATTTACTATTGTACGCTAAGAGAAATCCTGAATTATTCTTAGAATTAGTTAACGATGATAACGTTTCGCTTAGAAACTTTGGTATTAAAGCAACTGAAATGGGGATAATTAAATTATCTTCTGATCAAAGAACTTTTTCATGGGGTTCTAATGATAGAAAACTAATGAACGTTCCGTTTGACGAACATCCTTATTCAGCTTTAGCCGCTTGGTTTAAAACTGACGAAGGTATGGAGATTTACTCCAATATTGAAAAAAGATTAAATTAATCTAACTGTAGATGCAGTCGCTCTACGGGGCGATTGCAAACTACAAA